AAACGGCGTGGCGTGTCCGCTGATGACATCATGCGGCACGCGCTGGTGCGTGAGTTCGCGTCAGTGTGAGCTGTTCGGCGTGCTGGTTTTCCGACACGCCGATTTGTTTAAACCCAAATATTAGAGTAATCTAATAATCATCAAGCTCAATCGAGCAAGACAATCGCAAGTTTGAAAATTCAAAAGTGTTTCCATACATGCGACTATTAGATTATTCTGATAGTCTGGGGTTGCCGGACACAAGCGAGGTAACCCAATGGGATTAAAGGAACTGAGAAAACGAGCCGGGCTAACACAAGTCCAGCTCGCCAAACAAACCGGGATAGCGCAAACCACGCTAAGCGGATATGAGAACGGACGTTACGACATCCACAGCATGACGCTTGACAACGCCTTGCGATTATCCCGTGCCCTCGGTTGTCACCCGTATGAACTCACTGACGGGTGGCCCGAATAAAAGTAGTGCCGCCGAAGATTAGGCCCTTCGGCGGCGGTGCTTCAAATCATTAGAAGTGAGGTAATTTGAGGCTGTGCTATTTTAGCACGCCTCACATGGAAGTGAGGACTATCATGCGTAAGAAGTTTGTTGCGGCTGTTGCCGCGTTCGCCGCCCTGTGCGGCATGGTGTCGGTTCCGGCCAATGCCGCCGAGACTACTCAGCCTATCCGTGAGGACGTTACCCCTCACGTGCTGGTTCCGATACCAGTGCCGGAATCCAAGCTTGTCAGTGAGCCGGAACCGGTGGATATTGACGCTCTCGCCGCCGCTGTTATCCGTGGTGAGTACGGTGACGGTGAGGCGAGGCGTGCCGCTCTCGGTGATAATTATGACGCTGTACAAGCGCGGGTTAACGAGTTGGTGCCGGTTGCCGCGCCGGTTGTCAGCCAGCCGGTTCAGGCCGCGCCGGTTGTCAGCCAGTCGGTACAGTCCGCGCCGGCGCAGTCGGTGCCCCAGGCCGCGCCGCGATCCTACACATTTGAGGACGTCTACAATCTTGCCGTCAACTCGCCCTACTGCGAGCTCGAAGACGGTTCCGACCTGCCGCAGTGCTATTGGCATGACGGTGCGGGCGACGGTAGCGAACCGCCTTACACGGATATCGTCTATATGCCTGACGGTTACGGGTACCAAGCTCATGAGGACACCATGACGGTGAGCGTGTTCGCGCGTAACCCGTGGCTGTGACCTTTTACATGTCGGGCGGCATTCTCCGCCCAAGTTCATTCAGTCGCGCGGCTGTCTCCGCGCTTCATCAATTCAAGGGAGATTCAACAATGTCTATCGAGGAAATGTGGGACGCGCTGAAAGATGATTACGGTGTGTCCGAGCAGACTTTGCAAGTTGTCACCAATATCAATGGCTACAGTACCGACACCATGCATGACGTGCTGTACGCGGTAGCCGCCGAACGTCACTTCGATGGCGAGGTGGCATGATGGCACGCTATCATTACGCTTTCTACTGGACTTACGGTGTCGGCAAAAAATGGGATGACGGGTCATGGCCGGGGTATCTCATGGTGTTTGATTCGAGGGCTGAGCGTGACGCTTGGGTTGCCGACGACGTTTTTGATGGCAACTGGCATCGTGAGGCCATCACGGCAAAAGAGGCGCGTCATATCATGGCGGACACGGTTATCGGTTTCGACAATGATATGGCCGTCCGGTACGACCGTAGTCGGTCGGCTGTTGAACGGTATGCTTCGACTGTCGAACTGGTCAGGGCATGGCGGCGTGTTGACATGCAGAATAACCCGGCTAGGTATTACGCAGAGTGATTGCCGTGATCGACCACTGGGGACTCGGCTACATGGTGCGAGTCCATCGTTAAATAATTCGTTTCGGGGCATGGCATGGGAGCCGTGCCCCGCTGTTTTAAGGAAATCATCATGCTTAGCGATATCGAGCTTGAGGCGATGTGCTGGAAAGTTGACGCGGAACTGAAGAAGCACGCGGCCAACCGTAACCCTGAATGGTGGGGCATCTACCATCTGTGGGACAGTCCCAACGGCGACTTTATCGGGGAAGAAGACTGGAATAAGGTTTTCCGTAGTCGTCCGTTCTACATGGCTTCCGCCTACATGCTTTGGGTCAACAACGGTTACGACATTCGTGAGGTTTGTCGCACGTATAACGAGGGTGGTTTTCCGGCGCTTGATAGTCTGCTCGATGAATACATCGACGATGATGATGGTACCGGCTGTTATTACACCGAGGTTGTATGCGGCAGGTGCGGCGCCGGCTGGACATGCGGATGTGACTGCCGATGAAAGCCCGTCGTGTTCTGCTCGTGGCCGTGTTGATTGTGGCCGTGCTTATTCTTCGTGGCGTCGGCGTCGTTCAGCCGACTCCCCAATGTTCCACGCCTTACGGCGTTAATGACACCGTGACTTGCGTGTATGGCGATTACGCCTATCGCCGTGGCGTGCAAATCTGACAATCGATTTTTTGAAGTGAGGTAAATTCCGATGAAGAAACTTGCTAATGATCCGTCGCGTAACGTGAATGCCGTAAGCGGCATGTGGGTACGACTACGCAAGGACGGCTCGAAATACGACGTGAGGTATGTCAACGCTAGGGTGAAACGAGTCTGGTCGTTGTCCCAAACGTCCGAGGGTACCGCGTGGAACGTTCAGGCCAGGGGAGTCCAGTATGAGGATTTTCTGAACGGCATGAAGTCAAGTTCGGTTGACCTTGAGCATGGCTGGTTGCTGGTGCCTGACTCGGAACGATGTGGAATCGTTCGGGTGCCGGTGCCTACCGGTATGGACGCGAAACGTGTGGCCGCCATTAAGGCTGATCCGCTGGTTGATATGAACTGGCGCAATGATGGCGAACGGTTCCTGAGCGGCGTTCACTGGCCGGTGCCTGTACCTGTTGAAGATGAGAGCAAGTGGGCTGGTGAGGATGAGTTTCTGGATGATGAGCCGGCGCCGATTACTCAGGAGATTGCTGAAGTCCCGCCCAAGGTCAACACGTTTGCCGTGTCCTACGCGACTCTGCCTGACCTGATGATGGCTAAGGAATGCCCGGAACTGCAAGGTTTGGGCCATATCAAGGCGTTCCGTACCAGCAAGGGTAAAAAGGTGGCGTACATCGCTTCGGCCAACGGCAAATGCGTAGTCGCCTACCGTGCAAGGTATGAGCGTGGCAGTGACAAGCAGTTAGAACAGGCGGTGGCCGATTACGTGGCCGTTGCCCGTAACCTGTGGGCTAAGGCGGCGTGACATGAGCGAGCTGAGAGACAAGGCCACGCGACTGTTGTTGAAGTCGGCGTGGGAAATGGCCGATGACAACGAAGATGAGCTATCCGCCGTGTTCGATGGTCAGCATGGTTTCATCGATGATTTACGCCGGCGCGCGATGGACACCTTGGAGGGTGTCGGCTGTATGCCCAGTACGCCGCCTGACAATGATGAAATGGAACGTTTGACCGCTGATAGCGGTTTCACGTTGGACGTGCTGGATAAGAGAGCGCGTGAGGTTTACGACTGTGCTTATTCCACCACGTATCAGCGTTATCAAACCGCTATCGCCATGCTTGTCGATGATTTGCTGGGAGTGCTGTGATGGAAGTCAGGATATCCACGGCGAAGATTCGTGAGGTGCTGGAATCGTCCGGTTGCGCCTACACTGCCGAGAATATCGCGGCCGTGCGTGCCAACATTCCACTGCATACGTCCGATCTGATTCTGGCGGCGTTGAACGCCACCGATTTACCCGATAAGCGGTTTGCTTTGCCGCTGTTCTAAGTTCTTGCCGTCCAGCATTTTTCCTCACTTCCGCTGGACGGCATCCCATACCTATAAACCAAACCAATACTTTTTTAGGAGATTATTATGAGCGCCACTATCAAACTTACGTTGATCGATTACCGCGTCCGAGAATACTTGGACGACTGGCGGAGTAACCTTATGCTCACCCAATACGTGTATCCCGATGGCGAAACCCAACAGTTCATGAATATGTTGGGCGAACTGGACGGTGTGGCACACGATATTGAGGCACAGTATGAAGACGTGTTCTCGTTTGATGATTACGCCGATTTGCTTGGATCTCTGACACCTGAATGGCGTAAGGCGTTCCCTGACGCGCCGGACGGGTGGAAACACAAGGCGGGTGAGATTTACATCTACTAGTAAAAATTCGGATACTATTCTATCCCAATATGGTATATGATTGATACCATCTGTTAACCGTTAAGGAGGTTTATTATGGGTAAGCTGGTCGCCAATATCGATGATGATGTCAAGGCGCGTGCCGCCGCGCTCTACGATTCCATGGGCATGAGCCTGAGCACCGCAGTCAACATGTTTTTACGCCAGTCTCTGGTGGACAACGGGTTGCCGTTCAAGCCGACGCGGCACACGCCGGACGGCTATCCGGTGCCGCCTGTTCACAATGCCTACATGTTCGAGCGTTCGGAGAAGGGCCATGTGATACTGCCCGCCGATTGGAATGATTCGGAGGATAGCGTCTATGACCAGTACGCCAAGTGAACCGCGCCTGTATGACGTGTGGCTGATGTGGGTCGAGTTTCCCGACCATCCCGGTATCGGCAAGCCGCGTCCCGTGGTAATCACCGAGGTTGACGGTGATCTGGTGTCGGGTATCGTGGCGAAGATAACCGGCAACACTGATTGGGATGAGGCCGGCGACGTTCCACTGCTTGACTGGAAAGCCGAGGGACTGGCGAAGCCGTCACTCGTGCGCTGTTCGCAACGCTTCTACTTCAACAAGAGCGAATTGCTGCAATGGTTCGGACGACTCTCGTTAAGGGATGCCGAACATGTCAACGACGGGCTTCAAGCCACATTGGATATTCCACCATACAGGCGGAGCGTATAGCCGTTATCGTTTTCATGGCCTCATGGACTTGTTCTATGGGGCTGTTCTTATATAAACCATCATTTAGAACCGTACTATGGGCTTTCTATGGTGCGGTTTTCATATAAATCAGCATTTAGACGGGACTCTGGAGCGGTCTATTGTCCCGTCAATCGTTTTACGGGACAATACAAAGGAAGGTTTTGTCATGGAAGACAAGTTGGAGAATTTGCAGGCGTTGATTGAGAGCTCGGGACTGGGGGATGTACGCCAAAAGGTGCGGGGCATGCCCGAGGCGCGGGTCCTGTGGGTATTGGATGGATATAAGGTTGATGGGTTGCCGTCCGGCCGTGAGTTTTTCGTCGAATGGGATTCGCTGGAGCACGTGCGACACCAGTTGAGGGAGCTTGCGGACGGCGGCTATGATGCCGGCGATGATGTGGCCCAGATGATGAATGACCTTGTGCCTGTCGATACGGCGTACAGTCGCATGCGCAAGGTCCGTGCCAGTTTGAAGTTTTTCGCCGCGATGGCGGAGGGCGACGGTATGGAGACCTACCGTATCTCCCAGCATGTCACGACAGTCGAATACCGGCAGGTCAAGGCCCCCAGGGGATTGACCTTCGCCGAACTGCGCGATTGGGTGGGGGAGAACGGTGACGGCGACCTATACGACGTTGACGATATCGGCAGTGACGTGTTCGCCGCCAGTCGCCAGGATGGTGCGGAACTTGATTCCAGGGAGTCGGAATGATTACCGCTGTCTACCGTTACGAGCGTTTCGACCAGGCCACGAACACGGAACTGTGGCGGCGCATACCCGGCTGGAGGTTGCGTCTCATGTGGCTTCAGGCATGGGTAAAGCGCGATAAGGCGGCTCGAATCTCATATCGGGCTTGGCTGTACGCGAATGCTTCGGGCGGCGGTCAATGGTTGGCCGCTGACATGTTGGACTGGAATCAGGAGGCAATCAATTGAACGATTATTACAAGTTCCTCGGCTACACGGCCGATTATCGAGCGCGTTACGAGCGTATGACGTGGTGGAAGCTGCGCCGGCAATGGTTCAAGGATGTTATCGACGCGGTGAAACGGAAACTGATCCGTCGAGACGATACTAATCTTCGTGCCGTTCTCGACTACAAGGAATGGCGAAGCAATCAGGATTTTGAGAACGGCTACTGGTTCAACGGAAACGAGGTAATCAAATGAGTGAAACGAATGACCCGGCATTAGACCATGCCATGAACTCGTTACGTCGGTGGCAGCACGCGAAACGTATGGAGAACGCGCTACGCGAAGTCTTGAAATATTACGACGAAGCTGGGGAGGCCGGCGAAAACTATGAGCTTGACCCGGATAATCTCGCCAAGTTCGCCGCCGACCTATGCAAGGAATACGAAGGATAGTGTATGGTCAACCCATGCTTCATACTAAGATTTGCGGAATCTTAGTATGAACAATTCAAGAAATGTGTATAGTTAGTGACATGAGAAAAGAAATGTTTACACCTGACGCGCCAGGCGAGCTGCGTAGACTATCGGGCGAGTACGCCACAAGATACGGTCTGATGCAATACGATACGTATTCGTTCGTACCGAACCCGCTTGGTGATTATCCCACGCTTTCTCCACGTGTCATGGGCGTGGTGTCCCGAGCCTCGATGGCATTGGCGAGATTGAGCGAACTGGGGGAGGATCTACCAAACCCGGATATGCTGCGCCGTCCGACCATGCGACGCGAAGCGCAGAGCACAAGCGCTCTGGAGGGCACGTTCGAGCCGTTGGAAACCGTTCTCGCACAGGACTACGAGGTGGGTGAGGACAAAAGCGGTTTGAGCGAGTCCATGCGCGAAGTGTTGAACTATCTCGATGCGGCGGAATGCGGCATAGGCCAGATTCAGGCCGGGCATCCGATAAGCCTGTCCCTCATACGTGAATTGCAGCAGCTTCTCGTAAAGGGCACGAAGTCCGACAATCCGCAAGCCGGGGATATACGATCAACCCAAGTGTTCATCGGCTCTCCCACACGGCGTATCGAGGATGCGCGTTTCGTTCCCATGCCGCCCGGGCAGGACTTGGACATAGCGGTTCGGTCACTCGTTGACTGGTGGCGGTCCCGCAATGAGCCGGGGCTGGCCGTATTGGATATGGCGATGTTTCACTACCAGTTCGAGACGATGCACCCGTTCACGGATGGCAATGGAAGAATCGGGCGACTGCTGGTGCTGTTGCAGATGATGAGCCGTGGATTGCTTAGTCAGCCATTGCTGTCGGTGTCCCCGTGGTTCGAGCGTCGTCGTCCAGAATATCAGGATAGGCTGCTTGGCGTTTCCACAAAAGGCGACTGGGAGAACTGGATACTGTTCTTCTGCCAAGGCGTCGAGGAATCCTGCGAGGACGCCTTGCTGCGCGTCAAACGTCTGGTCAACGTTCGGCAGAAGTATCGGAGTCTTCTGGACGCGCACAATTACAGTGGATTGTCCGTTCAGACGGCGATGTACCTTATCGGGCAACCCACCGTGACGACACGTGCGCTGAGGAGAAGGTTCGGCAAGAGCCCGTCAGCGGTGCAGCACGCGCTGTCCCGTCTAGTATCCGTAGGCATACTGCGTGTGTATCCGTCTGGAAGGGGCAACCTGTATTTTGCGCCGGACGTGCATGAGGTGCTTTCCGCGCCGCTTGGCGCGGAAATCGACGTGTCAGCTCCGCTGATGTGTGAGCGAAGCGAATAAAACCATAAATGTGGGCCTGATTATACGAAAACACGTCCATCGCTCACTGAAACCCGTGAAAATCAATAAAAAATAGATTGTCACGGGTTTCAAGCTATGAAAGGCGTGTTAGAAAGCCGCCACTGCCTCTCATGGAAGCACACTAGGGGCGGCATTCTTATTCCCGGTAATCGTTGTAGATCTCAATACCGATGGGATACTCTGAGTAACCGGTGTCCTGCACGACGATACGGCCTTCGTTCGTATAGACGGTCAACGGGTCATCGTCCGTGATCCACTTCTTCTCGATGCGGGAGCCTTTCTCGGTGACTCCTCTACTTAGTTGGCGTTCAAACGGTTCGTGGACTTCCACGAGACGAGCGTTCTTGTAAGGCGAGTCATTAGGGGAAAAGAGGTAACTAGTTCGGTCGATGATGTAGCTCATTGTTCCTCTTCTGTTGTTTTAACGGCATCGGCCAGGAACTCCATAACGCAGCGGAACAGTTCGGATTGCGCGTATGCGACAAGCTCATTTGAGACCGTCATGTGCTTGCATGCCTTGGCCTTGTGCCGGTATCCGAGAATCTCGACGTTGTACAAGCCCATCGCAGCATGCACGCACTCATGGCTGACGATATGCGGCAGCAGGTGTTCGCGGCTCAAATAGATCACGCACATGGGGGAGTTCCCATATTTCACCACATTGGTCTGCGTGTCGATTGGCGCGGACTGCATGAGGGTAATTCCGGCTGTGCCGTTTTCGAACGCGGCATCTCCAATCGGCCTGTCGAGGTCATCGGATTCGATGGAGGATTCCACCAAGTCGATACAGGCGGCTCTCCGCATGGTTTCCTCAGTGTCGTACACGCGGACTTCCACGCTGACCTTATGCGAGAACTCGGTCAGGTCGATGATGCAGCGTTCGTATGTGACATTCTCCCCCGCCTTATGAGAGGCGGGGGCTTCTTCCGTGGTACCAAGATTGATGCTCATTGAGTAATCTCCCTGTGTCCGAGGAACTTGTTGACGAAGAACGTCTGACCTTTGCCCGTGACTTTCGGCGTCTTGTTGATGGTCGTGTGACCGTCCGAGTGAACCACGGTGGTTTCCTTGATCTCGAACAATCCCAATTCCATAGATTTCTGCGTGGGCATGTTGCGAGAGCTGCCGGTTTTCATCAGCCATCCGTTGTCCCTCAGCCACGCGAACAAGCGCGTGCCGCCAATATCCACGCCATTGCCTTTCAGGACTTTCGCCAAGTCGCCCACGAGGATGCTGGTCTTCGAGGTTTCCACAGCGTCAGCGAACAACGCTTTGGGACGCATCCGTTCGACCTGTGCTTGGGCCTTCTCCTTTTCCGTCCGCTCCTGTTTGATTTGTGTGGCAAGTCGGATAAGGAAGTCGGGTTCGGTGACTGCCTTATCCAAAGTCGATTCGGTCATGTACGCACCATGCCTGCGAATCGATGGCAGCACCTCATGCGTCACCCAGCGTTTGAACTCGCGAGCCTCGGGCTTGCGGCTGCGTAACACGAGGGAGTACAAGCCGGACTCGGACACGAAAACGGGTGCCTTGCCGCCGTTCTGAGCAATATCCGTACTACGGATATTGGTGATTTCATCGGCATCGAGGTATTCCCGAATATGGTTGGTGGCCGTACCGAGAATGGCGCATACGTCCGCTCCAAGGAACCACGGGTTGCCGTGTTCATCGGTTAGGACACGCACCTGAATGCCGTTGAAGTCAAATGGTTGAATCTGATTGCTCACTTGTCGTCTCCTTCCTTGGATTGGTTTTGCGAAACCTGCATGATCTCCCACACGTCCGCGTCCTCCGACAAGCCGGACGCGAGACGGTAGAAATCACTGAACCGGTAAAGCGGATTGCTGTACGCATCCTCGCCCTGCTGGGGCAACTGGCCTCGATGTATCCAACTACGCAAAGTGCTGCGGTTCACGCGCATTCCGCACGCCTTGATGATGTCCAACAGTTCGCCGCGGGTTCTCACCGCCTCCGATTGGAGGAGACGTTTCACCCGTTCCGCCCTGATGAGGGCTACCGGCATACTGAAACCGCATTTCGGGCATTTCGCCGTCTCCGCGTCCGCGTAGCAGGAGAGCTGGCCCAAGCACTTGTCGGCGGGGCATGGCCCGTACAATACGGTTTCCCCGTCATCGTCCGTGAGAAAACGACGCAGCTTGCGTGTCAGACTGTGAACCAGTTCCGCGTACACGGGGGTGCTGGAATGCTCCATGAGTTTCGGATGATTGGCGATACGGTGAACCATGTCCGACAGTGGCGTGGACTCGGGCAGATTGATTTTCAGACTGCGCATCCACTCGTACAACGTGCCTTGCAACCCCGGATAACCGTGGTCATCGTCCGCGTACAGCAGATCATGCAGGGCTTCGCGCAACGGTGCGGGAGCGGTGCCGGATTGACCGCCGCCACCGTTCTTGTGCCCGTAGGCGCGGTTGATGCGATACTCGCACAGGTCGGGCAGACTGCGGTCCAACCATCGCAGGTCGCCGGTCAACTGGCTGGCGTGCTTGTCGCACAGGAGATTCAGATTCGGTTCGACGCCATGTCCGATAAGCGGTGACGGCGCGTCGGTGACGATATCCCGCCAGCAACCGTGGTAGCGGCAGAGCCTCGTAGTTTCAGTGGAAAAAGACAATAGTGACCTTGACCTTCGGTTTTTTTGAAGGTCTCGGACGTGTCAGCAACTCCCAATTATGCCATCAAACCGGTCATGATTCAGCCGGACGGCGTGTCGCCAGAACCTCGTCCAACGCCACGCCCAACTCCGGATTGAAATCACTGGACTCACGCCGGCGCTTGGGTTTCGCGGGCGGCAAGCGCAGCGGGTCACGCGCGGCCAACGCCACCTGTCGAGACTCGTCCGAGGAACGGCCCATCATGCGCTGCCGGCGATACAACCACGCCTGATCTTCCACTAGTCCCAGACGTTCGCACTCCCGGCCTATCTGCGCTTCGGACGGTTTCGCACCGTTGCGCAGCTTGCGGACGATGCCGTTAATGTCGCCGGAACCACACCAGCGACCCGTGCTGTTGTCCGCGTAGAAGCGTCGAACGGCCTCACGCGCCTCTACCGCCGTGATATCCGAACGCAGTTCCGAATAAAAAGCGTCAAGCTGAACATCATCCCACTGAGCGTTGCCGTGATGCGCGTTAATCAGCGACAACAACGCCGCCGCCTCACCCTTGCTGAGCATTGAGACCTCCCTGCGAGTATCGGGCACGCTCCTCCTCGGTCATGTACTGCCAGGTTTTCGCCATGTTCGCTTCGAGATTCTGCTGGCTGCGGGACTTGACCGGCTGGACTTGCCGGGCCCTTGGGGTCTCCGGTTTGGGTTTCTCCCAGTTGCGTGCGTACAGTTCCCCGCCGATGAACCGGCTGAACGTCTTCACGAACCGTTCCTCGGTGGCCCCGACATACGCTCGGGTTTTGGCTTCAAGAAACTCGCACGGGTCAGCCTCGCCGGCGGCTTTCACGATCTTGGGCCATTCGATTTCCAACTGCATTCGAGCCTGAGAGGTCTTCCCGTCGAACCTGTTCGTCGGGTAAATACGCTCAAGACTGTCGAGCAGTCCATCGAAGTCAAGCTTTGAGGGGGTAGGGGGAGTTGAATTATCTTTAGATAATTCATTCTGGTGTTCTGGTGTTTGTCCCGATGTCACAGCGATGTCACGCTGTGACATGCTTGTGACAGTGGCGTGATGCCGGGATTTGCTTTTGCGTTCCTTGGCGTCGGCGCGCGCGTGCAGCACCTGTTCCTTGGTGCGGTTGTGGACGGTGTAGTCGTGGATTATCCAGCCCTCGTCCACCTCTTCGAGCATCCCCTCGTCCACGAGCGCCCGCACCTGTTCGGGGGTGGCACCGATGTTGGAGAGCATGGCGCGGCGTGGAATGAAACCATCCGTGAGCCTGTCGCCGCACAACGAGAGGGCCATGCAGTACACGCCCACAGAGTCGGCGCGGCCCATGCGCACGAGGTCCCGCACCTTGTCGTTGTCGTAGAAGCCGTTCACGAGCTGCACGTATCCACGTCTAGCCATGCGTTCTCTCCTTCCTTCATCTTTCGCCGGTGCGCATTACGACGATCATGCTGGGGAATGGCGCCGGGCCGCCCGGCATGCCGTTCGTCTCGAACCGGAGTCGGCCTTTGAGGAACCTGACCTCCGCACGGTTGAGAATGAATTGTTGGAACCAACGCGTGTCGGTGCGGGCGGGCAGGAGCATGACGACGAGGGTGCCTTTGCGGCTGGCTTCCATGCTGCACTTGCGCACCCACTGCGCGATCGCCTTGCCGTATGGCGGATTGCAGAATACCGTCTCCCCCCCCCCACTCATGATCAAATGCGCTGTCTTCGGCTGTATAGTATTTCTGGCACTTGTGGTTCGTTGCGCTGCTAGCCGCGTCTAACGTGAAGTGAAACTCCGCGTCGAGCTGGTCAAACAATTCCTGTGGAGTCTCCCAATTCATGCGGTTTGACATGTAAGCTGCGCCACCGGCACCAGTGAAATCGCTCATTTTTAGTCTCGTTTCCTTCCTTGTTCGGCCATCACATGCTCCCGAGCTCTCGGTAGAATTCGTCGTCGGTCATGCCATACAGCGGGTCCATGCCAGTTGTCGGCCTGCGCATGGCCAGCTTGTACCCGCAGTAGGGGCATGTCACGTAATATGTGCCCACCGTCTCGCCGCAGTGAGCGCATTTCCACGTATCCGATGCTCATGATTTCTCCTTGACTGGTTTGCAGTTGTATGGCGCTTGTGAGATTCTGCTGGTCTGGCATGCGTATGATCGGCTGCCGTCGCGGAGGATGATGGTGTCCGCCGTTGCTTCAACCCAGCCGAGATAGGCAACGAGGGCGAAGAACAGTACGGAGAACAGTACGGCGGCGGCGATGGCGAGTGTTTCGGCCTTGCCAATGCGACTCATTCGTTTACCGCCTTCCGCGCCAGTGCGAGTAGTTCCTTGGCTTGTCGGATATATTCCTCATGGAAGCCGGGAATCTCACCGGCATAATTCCATGCGTCATCCTCGTCTTTCGCCGCGTAGCTATCGACGCCATCCCATTCGCAGCTGTTCCAGCAGAGCCGTCTCGCCACGGCCTCAATCTCTGCATTCGTGGGTGGTGCACTGCGGCCACGCAGGTAAGCTTCCTGCAAATCGTCCGTGTCGCAGTAAAACAGTTCCTTGACATGCGTTCCATTCCAGTAGCGGGTCGGATACGCCTTCTCGGCTTCCTGTTCCGCGATGCTCATTCCCACATCTCCGTTTCGTTGTTCCTGTAGTTCTTGCATTTGAATATGCGCGCTAATGCGTCAGCATCATCCAACGTTTGTTGCGGTATCGGGTTGAGCATCCCGGTCAGATAGTCGCGTGCCGCTACAGCTATCCGGGCTTTTCCCCGCACTTCCCAGAGGATCAGCCTGTACCCCTCGAGCATGTAGGTATGCGCGTCGTAGATGCGCCTGATACTGACCGCATAGTGCGTATCAGTCATAGGCAGTGTTCTTTCATCGGTTTCCGCTGCGCTCATTTCGCGTCCTCGCTTTGCTTGGTGGTTTCGGTTTCATGTTCATCGAATGGGACTGCCAGCTTCACGTGGCTGTTCATGATCGCGATGCGAGCCGGATCTTTAAACCACGTAATGCCTTCGACATAATCCACGTATCCGCAAGCAAGCCCATAAATCCCGTCACAGCGTTCCGCCCATCCGCTTTTCAGGTAGTATGTTTCGTTCGTATCAAGTTCCACGCGCAGACCCATGTCATGCGGGAGGAGTTCTAACACACCGCTCATTTCGTGTCCTCGCTTGTGAGAATCGCTAGTATGGTGTCCTCGCATTCCGGTTTTGGCAGTGGTTGCGGTGTGCTCATATCCTCGTAGTACTTGTTTAGAGCGTGCAAGCTTGTTTGCGTGTCTGGGTTGTCGGAATCGTAAAATACGGTCAGCCAGTCATACTGTGAGTTTTGCACGTATCGCAAGTGCAGTGGACAGAAGAATCGCGGCTCATTATCATTTGTGAACAGGCACAACCAGTCTTCGTCGTCGGTAATGTCCATGATTGCGTTTTCCTCGCTCGTTGCCCAGAAGTCGTACTGCATGCAACAGCCCGGGTAGTCACATTTTGCCAAGTAGGTTGTTCTCACTCTCATGCTCATTTCCTGTCCCTTTCCCAAATATTCTCAACCATCCCGCACCACTTATCCCATGCTTCCTCTCTCGTATCGGCATAAGGGGCTTCCAAGTGGGTGCAGAAAAACATGTAGCGGCCTCTCCATTCGAATATGAGCGGGACACATCCGTAGAGGGGGCAGCAGTGCCGAATCTTCGATGCTAGATTGAACATGTTCGTCTCCTTAAATCTCGTATGAAGTTGTGGCGGCTTCGCCAGTCCGAGGGCGTGCCGCTCGTCGCCGTGAGCAGCACGCCGTTGTCGTAGACTTTCCAGTGGCCGGTCGTGGCCCTGACCACCGTGTAGCCGTGCGAGGCTATCCAATGCATGAGTTTGCGGTCATCTCCACGCGCGGTCATGCTTTGAGCCTCATCTTCAACGCGAGACCGTTTTCATGCACGCTGCCCTTATCGAAGCCCATGAAACCGTTGAATAGTTCGTATTCGAGCAATACGGTGTCCACGCGGAACTCGTCGTACTGATGGTTTTTGATGCGTTCCATGACAAGCCTCATCGATGCGACGGTATCCCTGCGGTCGGCCTGTATGGGAATGAGATACGGCCAAAGATTCCATTCGCCCGGATGATCGTTCAGCCAACGGGCGAAATCAACGAGTTTCCTATCTTCCATCATTTCCCCTTAGGAGCGTTCCCTCACGATATAGTCCGGGTGTTCCCGGCAATAGTCGTATATCAGTTTCAAACATGCGATGGCGCTGTCCACGCTGCCCCAATAGTTCGGCGGATTGTATTTGCCGCGCAAAACATACAATGGTTCCAAGTAGATGTCTTTCAACGCCTTGTCGATACGGGCTGCGGCCTCCCCGGCCGTCAACCCGTCCAGGTCATGCTTAGGATGGACCTTGTAATCGGTGAAAAACGCGGATAGATTATACGTGTAGTTGAAATAATGGCCATGAGCGGTCCGCACATGCTCGCCGTCCCGTTCGCATACGTCAAACCATTCCGGTTCCGGCACATCCTTGTCCACTATGAACAGGTCGTAGCTTATTCTTCGTCTCCTTCGATGATTCCATGTCCTGCTATCAATGCGAGGGTCTTTAAGTCGGTGAGCACGGGCTGGTTGTCCATGCTTGACAACGTGTTCAAGCCGAGACCCTTCTGTTTGAACACGACGAACCAGTAAGGTGTGTCCGCGTTACCCGCCTCGGTACGGCCCTCCTGCATCCACTCCTTGAGTCTCCCCGTATAGGTGCTGTAGTTTTTACACTCCAATACGACCGGCTGGCCGTGGATACGCAGACCGGTGATATCGCCCTGGTCTTTCGTCCCATGCAACACCTCACGGTGTATCGTCTGCTCGCTGTCACCCAACCGGGCGCGCAAATAGTTGACCACCTTGGATTCAAGCAGTGTGCCTTTGGCTTTCTGTCGGCTCATTCGTCCATCCACCATTCAGTCGGGTCATCGTGAAACTGGCAGTCCACGCAGTCCCCGAATACGTTCAAGATTCCTCCGCAGTACGGGCAATGCTCGTACTGGACGGGCAGATAACTCGGTCTCATAATCAGAACTCCGGGTTGTCTCGTAGTCGTTTTTGCACGTCCCCGCGCATCTGCTCGATCACATCGACCCGAAGTCCGGTAGCCAAGCGAATCTCCTCTGCCGGACGGTTCGAGTCTTTAATGAGCAGTTGCCATGCTTTACTTTTCGCTTTGCTCAACATGAGCCCCCTTCTCCAAATTAGAGCTGATACGCACCCGATAGTCGGTGATGCTCCAAGTCAGATGGTTCAACTGCCAGACGGTGAGTCCAAGAAAAACCAGCAGACAAAACGCTTGAACAATGGCCATCATCGTATTCTTTGACGTGATGCCCACCGCGAGGGAGAACGAGCAAAACACGTCCCACCCCAAATACCGGTACACGGACCATAATCCGGGTTTGCTGCCGTCACGTCGTTCGTAAACCGTGACCATATCCTTGTCACTCATTTCGATTCCTTCTTCTGCTCCTGTTCACGCCACCCCATACGCCTTGCAATGGGTAGCCGCTGATTCTGTCGTGTTGCGCCGCGTACCGTGCGCATTCGCATATCGTCGGACATTGGGCGCAGGCCTTGAGCGCCAATCGTTCCTCGCTGGACGTGGTTGGGAAGAACAGGTCAGGGTCCATGTCACGGCACGCGGCCTTGTCACGCCAGCCGCTCAATTCAATTCCTTCTTCGCGTTTTGAGACTACTTACGCTCATGATTCCTCCTTGAGCGTGGCGACATATGCGATGGCCTTGCGTTCACGCTTCGCATACTTCTCGCATTTGCGCTTGAGACGTTTGAGGCTCATGGCGTACAGGAAGTTTCTGAAGTTGCCGTCTTCGCAAATTTTGGCTTGATAACGGCCGTAGTCGCTTCCCGCGCTGATATGCGCGACCAAATGGTCTGTAAGCTGAATCTCGTTCATGCGTTCTCCTTTCGATATGGGTTTGGCGTGTATTCGGGCGATTCCTCGCCGGGCATGGGATTCATGTTCTTGACGGCTTGGATATACCCTTCTTCCCATGCTTTTTCGGCTATCTGCCGGTCATGCTCCTTGAGCCATGCTTGATAGGCGGCTCGGCCTTCCTCGATGGTTGACTGGCCTGTACCGAAGCAACTCAATTCGACGGCGGATTGGACCAAATCGTCATACACTCGTGGTTTCATTCCTCCACCTCGGTTTCCTCGCCGTAATGGCCGTAGAGTTGGTCTGCCGCATCCTTGGTCGTGTAGAGGCATTTCGCGGGCGCTTGTTCGTAGTCGTAGATGGCGGCTGCGACGACCTCTCGAAACTCCTCGCGGGTGAATATCTTCGCCTTATAGCTCATCGTCTGCCTCCGTAAAATCGTTGAACGATGGGCTGGCACAGCTCATATCCCTTCTGGGCCCACATCTCCAGTGTTTTGAGGATCACGAGAATCGACAGTGAGTCGAGCCCGTCGTCAACCAGTTTGGGAATGTTGCTGTACTGTGCGTTCAGTGTCGTATGCCCGTTCTTGCCGCTGGTGAACGTGAATCCCAGCATGTCCACGGGCGTTCCGGTTTCCTCCGGCGTGATGGTCAACCGAACCTTGAACTTCCTGCCCAACGGCATCGCCTTGTCACTCATCGTCCGCCTCCTTGATTGCCTGTTGCAGTGCCTGCATGATTTGTTTCGCCTCGTCCACGCTCAGATAAGCGCTTGCAGATTGGCCAACGGTCTTGTGCTCCGGGCAGGAGTCGTCCCGGTCGAGGTGAAACGTCACCAAGCTGGAAGAGCCACGCCGATGATTGGCGATCTCTACCCGATAAACCATGTATTCGTCATCGTCAATCGGGATAGTGAGCCTCGTGCCGGCATAGTGGATGCTGCCAAAGGTCAAGTCGAACGATTCCGTCTCAATGCTCAAGGCCCATCTCCTTTTGTCCAGGATTGTGCAGATCGAAATGCTTGCAGCCGGTACGGTTCACTCCGTCAGCCGTTACCACGGCCCACAATGCGGCCGACAAGCCCGCGATATACCCGTCACTCCAAGCACCCTGCACGCCATGCTTGGAGTGCATCACAATGCGGTCGTGAATGGTCTTCTGCACGTCAAACGGTTCATTCATCGTCCGCCTCCCATCTGTCTTTCTGCGAGTGCGATTTCCCTTTCCTGCCAGCGGGCTAGCATTTCAGGGGTCGCGTTGCGCGGCACCGGATTCGGGTCTAACGCCTTGCCGTCGTGCTCCTTGTCGGCCTTGGACCACTTGCGGGCGAGTTTGCGGCGTTCCTTCCATGTCAGCGTCACGTGCACGTCCACCACCCTGACCACCTCCAGCCGGTCACACCGGTAGGATTCGATGGAATCCTCGCCGCTGCGGGTGAGCGTGCAATCGGCCGGTCGCACCTGGTAGACGTTCCCGCGCCCGTACATGCTCGCGTGGAAGCGCGCGTAGAGACGGTCGGGGGTGCAGTACACCTGGTCGGGGTGCAGTGTCGCGTCGATGGGTGCGTCCGCGCCCTGCTCGCGTCGGGCGCGGCATATCGGGCAGTCGTCGAAATTGTCCCGGCTGTGACCGGGCTCGATGATGTCGCCCGTATTCAGATCGGGTACGCCGCCGTGATACAGGACACTCATCGTCTGCCTCCCAGACTCTCGTAGATCAACCGATAACGCTTGTCCCCGTTGCACATCGCATTCCAACGACGGATGGCGGCGGCGAGCATCATGTCTTTCGGCCACTCCCACTCCACTGCGGGCTTCGACTTCAACGCGAGAGCATACGGCTTATACCTGCATCCGCCGCACCGGAAGACCAAAGCGGACAGATAATGCTGCTCCTCCCATTTCGCCTTGACCTTGCCCCCACAACGAGGACACGGGCTAATCCTGTGGAACCTCACCAGACTCACCTCCCTCAAGAGGCGCGTTCAAATCCACCTGTTCGATACGCGCACGCTCCTGTAAGATGTTCGCGTATGTCCCCATCGCGTACAATTGGCTTTCAAGGAGCTGGAAGGAGCACGCGGGCGTGAAGTCCAACGTGCCCTCCGCGTAGCCCTCAAGCATGTGCGCCAGCTTGCTGATACGCTCCTGCAATTCTCGATGTTCGCGGATCATCCGCTGCTTGTAATCACTCATTGGTTGTCTCCTTCGGTTTGGTTTTGTAGTCTCGGACGATGCACACGCATCAGTCCATCCTTTCGTCCAACCATTCGATGTCCTCCCAGATCGAGAGCATGACCTGATCGAGAGCGCCACTACTGCTCAATGCCCATACTGCGCCGTAGTTGGTGCGCTCTCGCACCGCCGTGACATAACCTTTGTCCGGGTAGACGTGGGATTCCGCAATCCAGTGGAACGGGAGCATCCCCTTGCGCAGAATCAAAGTGAAACGTTCATGGCTAACCTTGATGAAGCTCCTCATGTCGCTCATTCTTCCGTTGCCTCCATCGGGTAATTGATGTCTTCAAGCGAGTCCGCGGGATAGGTCAGCTTCACGAGCCTGAACGGTTTCTGCGTCTCCGGGACTCTGAACGGTGGCTCGTACTCCCACCATTCGCTGCCGTCGTATTCCTCGCGGCGCAGGAACCCGCCATCCGTGAACACCACGACCAGATCGGCGGCTATCTCTGAGAGCCGTAGCCGTCGTCGTAATCGATGTCAAGCACCGGTTCGGCCTGACTCCACGGAATTCCCAGCTTCTCGTCGCGGGAGCCTACGAATCGAACGTCATCGGTCGAATGCTTGCTTCGTGAGATCGCACTCTTGGTTTCATCTAAAAGATTCATTCTTCCGTTGCCTTTCCTTGGTTGACTTCGTAAACCGCGCGGGCGAAGCCGAGCGGCGTCTTGCTTCGGTTGTTGGCTCTGTCCTTGCCGCTCATGTACCAGATACGATTCCGGTCAGCGGGAGGAAGAGTCATGTCCTGGTTGCGAGGCGGCATTTGGAATCCCCCCCCCGTCCAAAGGCACGTTTTTTTCGTGTAATTGTCCAAGGGCTCGTAGGCCGTGTAGTCGCACGGGTCGAACGTGTGGGAGGGTTTGCCAAAAACACGGCTGAGTACGCTCACCGGGTTCTCCACCATGTAGGGGACACCGCTCATCTCACCGATCACCCGGCACTGCTCCGCCACGGAAACGGCCTTCGCCTGAAACATGTGGTCGGCCTCGTACTTGCGGGCGAACCATTGAGCGCCGCTCACCGCCATGTCCGTGCAGGGAGGGAAACCGGCCACGAAAGCGAGACGCCCCGAACGCAACAGCACGCTGATCTGGTCGAACGCTTCCTCGATGGTGCAAGCCAGTTTCAGGTAGGCACCGTCTTCATGGTCGCAACCATGCTGCGGGTCCACCAACACGGCTTGATACCCGTGTTCCACCCAAGGGCGGGCCATGACACCGGTCAGGTCGCATAGGCACAGAATCGTGTCACGCATCATTCCTCGATTTCTTCGCCATTCGTTGCAGATCTCTTTCGCAGAGCCGATTCAACACGGGGTATAGCCATGCAGGCGGGGTCATGGGATTCCACACGGGGCATTTCTTCCAGTGTTTTTCGGCTCGGGGGCATCCGTATTGCCCGCAGTAGGGACATCGACGGTTTCGGCATTCCAATTGGCCAGTGCGGTGAACCTTGATCCAGCGTTTCTCGCACCAGTCACAGCAATGAGTGCTTCCTGTGAGCAGGCGTAAGACAGTTTGCGGAAACGATGGAGGTTCATCAATGATCGGGTGGATGTTCATGCTTCCACCGCCTTGGCCGGACGGAACGGAGCTTGAGAGGTCACGTGCTTGCTGTTGAGGCCCGACCAAACAGACCCGGTGACGGGGGATTCCGGGTCACCGATAAGCAAAGCGACCAACTTCGAATTGTCCAGGCCGGAGATGGCGACGCTCCACAAGGCATTGTCCTTATCCCACCACAACCCGTCATGGTCGGGCAGCTTCGGCTTCCGACGCAAAGCGTAGGCGAAATCATCGGAGTCGATGCAGTACTCACCGTCTATCTCGCTGATGCGGATACGCAGGAGCATGTCGCCTAGAGGGTCAGGCTTGAGATCGATGACGCGGAAATGGTTTCCCTCCGTCGTGCAGGCAATATCGCCCACCTGCACGTTTTCGATGTTGTCGATGCGCTCATACTCGGGGTCATCCAACAGTTCGATGGATTGGATATTGTCTATTGGCTCAAAATCACAGGAAGAGTCATAGCCACGTGACGTGTACAAAGAACGGTTATCGCCTAAATCAATATCTCCTGTGTCATCTAACACTCCAGTAACAATGGTGCCGTTCTTCCATGTGGCCTTGACGTGCAGTCCGGCCATCTCCTCGCAGGTCTTGCCTTCCCAGAAGGGTTTCTCACTCATTGTCATTCTCCTCCTTTTCGTTGTTTTCGATTGCGTCCAGCAGATCGCGTTCGGCGAGCATGAGATGCGCCTGGGCGCGGGTCATTGATTTCAATGTCTGCGGGCCGTTGGCGGCCATCCAGCCGAGAGCATCCACTTTCTTCTCGAGCAGATGGGTCTGCGTCGCGAGTTCGCGCAATCGTCCAACAAGCAGTGCGGTCATCGGCTCTCCTTTCCCTATGCCGGCGAGCGCCGGCGTTGTTTCTTTTTTGGTTGTTGGTGTTTTATTGGTTTTCGTTGTGTGTGGGGCAGTAGAGGTGGCCTCGTTGGATGCCTTTGTTGCCTTCTTGCCAGCCGTGTTGGAGTGCGGTTTGGATGGCGGTGTTGGTGTCGATGAACAACAGGCTTACTGCTTCGGCGGTTCGCATCGCGTCCAACCTCCCTTATCGTCCAGAAGCACCCAACCATGTTGGGCGGTGAGAATCGGCACCAGTTCGGGGTGATCGTTGAAACCGCTCACGATGTACCCCAAGCTCATGGCCTCACGCGGATGGGCGTGAATCCACCCATGACATCCCGTATCGCCACTCCCACACGCCAAGATGAGGTTCGACGCCTCATGCAGTCCCGGCCACTTGTGTGACCGGAGTCTGCGATGATGCCGGCTGAAACCGCTCCAATGGAATGGTTTGCCGCAGCGGACGCACCGGTATTGGTCGCGTGCGTCCACCAAATCCTTGACGTGTTGGGACGGGTTAGATCTGCCCATTTCCGTATTCGTCCTGGGGTTGGCTCCACGGGTCCGTAGGCTGCTGATACTGCTGTTGCGGTTGCTGGAATCCTTGCTGATACTGCTGCTGCGACTGTTGGAAACCAGACTGCTGGGCCTTGGGTTTCGCGCTCAACACCGCAATGGTGCGGGCCGCGACATCCCAATTCTCATACCGTTTCCCATCCTTTTCCGACACTCTTTTGGACAAGCTGCCGTTCACAAGAACCTTCACGCTCATGTTCGGCTGGGACTTCAACTGGCGAACCTGATTCAAAGCATCCTTCGCCTGATTCGACAAGGGACGCACACCATAGAACTGAGGCTCCTTGTCAACCCACTGGTTCGTGTTCTTATCCGTGTAACCCGGATGGACGCTGACGTTGAGAATACTGGAATCCTGAAAATCCTTGATCTCTCCCGCATATCCGGTAAACTCGATGCTTGGTTCTCCGGCCATTACGCATTCCTCCTGTAATTGTTCGTCTTGTGTTTCTCCATGGCCCGCCTGTTGCAGACCAGCATGTGTGATTGGGCTCCGGCGCAATCAACGGCACCGCATGTGGTGCATTGGGGGAGCGTGATCTTGTCCCCGTGAGCCCACAGGCATCTGGCGCACTTGCAGCCCGGCCTCGGGGTGAAAGTCACTCGAAGCTCGCCTCCACCTTCGTGAACGGGAAACGATCATCCCGGACACTGGTCTTGAAGAACTGGCTGCGGGATTGGGACTGGCATGGGAAGGCGGGGGCGATGGTGCCATCATGGGAGAGCACCGGCATCCAACGTTTGCCGTCATGCTTCCACACCGATTCGGTGCGAGCCTTGTAGAAGCCCGGCTCCTTCGGAAGGTCATCCATCGTGTACGGTCCGCGGTACGCATATTGGAAAAAGGAGTCATCCATCCACCACCCGTCCGGAAAGCCGAGCTCCCCGATACTCAGGCACAGGGTCTGTCCGCCCACACGGTCAGAATCCGTCTTCTTCACCGTGTACTCGTTGCCGTTCTTCACCACCACTTTGTCGCCGGGGCGAACCTTCGTGATATCGGTGATACGCTCACGGAAAGCATCATCCACCAGTTCGATGGACTTGATACCGGAGTAAGGGACGAAAGTCGAGGATGAACGAATGGCGGGAGAAAGAGAGACGCAATGAGCAACGTTTCCCACCATGTCGAGCGTACTGGTCATCGTGTCGCCGTTATTCCACGTTATCTTGACACGCAGCCCTTCCAGCTCCCCGCAGGTCTTGCCTTTCCAGAACGGTTTCTTGTCATCATCTTCAGCCTGCTTGACGGATTCCGTCTCGGGCTTCGACTCGTACACATGCACGTTCCGAGCGAAACCGGTACTGTACCCATCGCCAAAATCCAAGAAAACCACGAGATTGCCTTCATCCTCGGTCTCGATGTACAGTGGCGGCTTATGGCCCATACTCATGATGTGAACGTCCACCATGCTTTCCGGGTTCTTCATCTCATGCAGTTCGCCCGCATAATGCCCGTCCGCATCATCGAACTCAACCCACATGCCCGGTTTCACGTCGTTCAAACCAATCTCACTGCTCACTAGGAGCCTCCTTAACCTTGTCGTTGTGCTGTCGGTAAGCGTCGATGAACCGTTGCGCCTGATATTCGGTCAACGTGCCATAAGCGACCCGCGTTTGCAGGACATTGCCGATGAAACCGTTCTCCTGACCCACCGGAATCTTGCAGTCTTCAAGAATCCGGTCGATCTGTGTTTTCTGCTCGTCGGTCATACCCTTGACAGAACGCTTTTTGTAGCCGCTCGTCTCACCGTCATCATCCGTGGTCGCCAGTCCGAACGCGCCGCAAGTGCTGTAGCGTCGCGCATACGTCAATGCGGAACCGAGGGCCTGCATGACGCTCATGCCACGCGAATCACCCACCTCGACCGGGATAAGACAATTACTGGCAATCCACTTGTCCGTGCCCTTCTTCCTGACGGCCGTATCCACATACAGGCGTCCGTCAACCAACTGGGTCGGCCATTGCAGGTCGAACCCCTGCTCGTCCACATAGTTCACGACCTGAGCCAGGGTCGCATACGTGCCACGACCGCCCCGAGCGTCCTTCTTAATTACCGCCATGATTCAATCTCCTCCTCTTCCTCCAACAGCTTCCAGTCGGGGAACACGACATCCTTCGGGTATTTAGGCAACCCGTAGGCCCTCATGGCCTCCAACGGGTCCTCCGTGTTGTCACGGAACCATCTGATGCCCTGCAAGGCGTGGTTTATCTTCGGTTCCGCCAGTTCGGTGATGATGGGCGAATCCTCCTGAATCTCGTAGCGCATCCAGTCGAACGGCGGGTTCTTCTCCTGCACGACGAACTCGAAACCCAACGGCCCCTTATATTCGGGCATCGTCAACCGGTAGAGACGCATGTAGAACGCGGCCTGAATGTGATACCCGTACTGCCAGCAGGAACGCTCGAACTCGTCCGGCGACTTCACCGTGGTCTTGTAATCACGGATACGCAGCACACCATCCGGGTCGGGAGTGGACGGCAACCAGTCCGCCTTGCCCTTAATCAACAATCCGGTATCAGGGTCGGCGGCGATCATCGCCACCTCCGGCTGACCATCCAGCTTCGTGAAGAAATCTCCAACCATGTCCCGCATGGCCTCGACCTTCTCCACATCATCGGGGGAAAGCCATACGATATCCTCGCCCTCATGCAGTTTCAATGTCTCCGCATACCTGGCTTTGCCTTCCTTGGTGCGTAGGTTCGGTTTCACCAGCACCTCGGGGCCACTGCCCAATATGAGACTGTGAGCCGCCTTCCCGAACTCGAACTGGGGGGAGGACGAATGCTCGCCGGTCAGATACTGCGAATACGCCAACGGGCTGACCAGATACTTCTTCAACGCGGTCTGGTCCACCGCGTCAAACGCGAAGTAATCGTCATCGGCCATCTGCTCGACGGTCATTGCCACTCCTTTCTTGCTTTGAGTGCTTCCTTGCCTAAAACCTTGATGGTGTCGGCCACCGAGTCGAGAAAATCGTCAACGTCCTCCACGTCGTAGACCTCTCCGTAAAGCAGGGAACGATACGTGCGGAACTTTCTATGCCGGACATCATTCGGGGTCAACATGAGAACCCCTCGACTGCATGGACAATTGTTCTTCACGCTCCATCAGGTGACTGTGACGCCAAGTACGCGACTTGCCCTGCTTGTGAGATGCCTCCGCATAATCGGCCACATGGTCACGGCCAACGTCGCCAACGACCTTCGACGCCTCGTTCCAATCCGAGTACACGCGATCGTTCACGGCCACATACTTGTCCGCAAGATAACGGACGCAATCACCGAGATAACGGATGGCCCTGGCGATAGAGTTGAAATCAGATGCCATCAGTCCGCGTCCTCCGATTGAATCTGCGCCCACGTCTCCTCCATGAGAGGCCGGTCGATCTCGTAGTAGATGTAGGTCTGCCCGTGCTTGGGCGGGTAGGCGCCGAACTTCATCTTGTAGTTCTTGGCCAAACGGAAACCGAAGCGCAACGCGCTTTTCCTCATCGGCTCGAATCCTTTCGAGCGTAGGAAGTCGCTGATGATGAGTCGCGAGGAGCCCGGTGTCTGCGGCGCGGGCTGCTGGTTCGGCGTATATGAGTCGAGTATCTGCCTCGCCCGGTGTTCGAGCTCGTCCTGCGGCAATAGTCCACGGGCCTCGTTGAGCAGTCTCATCTGGTCTGATGGTGTGATTTCCATGATTGTTTCCCTTCACTGGGCTTGATTATTTGGTTGTCCTTCTACGCCGGTGCTGACACGTCCGAAACCCTTGTTTTGCTGGTTTCGACGCAGGACGCGAAGGGGTTAAATTTTCTGAGCGCCAAGCCGGGAGTCGAACCCGGTGCACCTTGGAGAAGTCCATGACCATTGGAAGGCTTCGTAGGTGCGGCACCATGCGCTTGGCTGCCACCGGACGAGGAAGTAAAGGAATAAAGAACCCCGCCCGGAAGAATCATTTGGGTTGGATGAGGGTGTTGGAGCCCTCGGGTGTGACGATCAGCTGGTCGGCGTTCTTCAAAGCGTCGATGTAATGCTGCCGGAGCACGTTGTCGGTCAGGGAATCGTTCAGCACCTTGTTCGCGTCGGCCTCGCCCTGCGCCTTGATGCGCTTCGTCTCGGCCTCGACCTTCGCGGTCTCCTGCTCGTTCTTCGCCTTCTGCTTGGCGACCTCGGCGGCTTGGGCTTGCGCGTAGCTGTCGGTAATGGACTTCGGGTAGCGGATGTCTTGCACGGACACCTGTTCGACGGTCAGGCCGATGCTCTTCCATTTCGAGGTGAGCGCGTCCTGCACGGCCTTCGTGTACTTGCCACGGTCGGTGAGCATCGTGATCGTGTCGAACTTGCCGGAGGTTTCACGGGCCACGCTGCGCAGGTCGTTGCCGATGTAGTTCTGCGTGAACGTGGTCTGCTTGCCGTATTCCGAGTAGAGCATTTCGGCGGCGGACGGTTCGAGCGAATAGTTGACCTGAATGTCGATGTTCGCGCTGGCACCGCTACGGTCGTTGACCGTGATCTCCTTGCCTTCCGCGCTGCCGCCGTCGTACTTGTAGTCGGTGTCCTTGAAGAAGTTGATGAGGTTGTTGCGCGTATCGTATTTGATGACCGACTGCCACGGCGCCTTCGCATGGAAGCCCGCGTTCTCCGCATGACCGGCGACGGAGCCGCCCATGTTGCGGATGACGGCCACCTCGCCTACGTCCAGCGAGTATAGGCATGCCGGAATCATCAACAGTGCGGCGACGATGATGGGAATGAAGCCGAAACCGGCTCCGTCGCCACCGTTGGCGAGTGCGACGGCTATCATGCCGACTCCGATGAGCAGGAGTATTACGGCGAGTATGAACCAGATCATTTTTGTGTTCCTTTCGACAATGCGAACGAGAGCATGACGGGCGAACAGCACATGAAGCCTGCGAGAATGCTCCACGGGCCCGCATAGGGTTGCAGTGAGAGAATCAGGAACCCGGTCGCCGCCAACGTCAGACAAGTGATTGTCTTCGTGTTCTCATGCCGGTGCCGACGTTCATCAGGTGAATGCTGCCAGCCGGAGCAGTGAGCCCCATACGTTTTCCTGTTCATGACATGTCCTTTCCTCGTGGCCGGACTCGGATTCGAACCGAGAACGCCCTTGCCGCCACCGTGTTTCTGGTTTCTGAGAGATGGATGACGAGTCCTATGGTGTGGTGACGATGGTGCGTGTCCAGACACCCCGAAGGGTTCCGGCCGATGGTTGCCGCAGCAGATCGCAGTATGGTATTTATTTGCCTGTAGTCGATAGGTGGATAAAAAACGACCCACTGCGGCAAGACTTGTTATTCCTCGTTCTTCTCGTCGGCGCAGTCGGCCAGGTCCTCAAGGGCCTTGGCGGCGAAACGCGCCTGACTTGGAGTGAGGGGACGGGCACCGTAATCGGTGTCGATTTCCGCGTTGATAAGACCTTCGGCAGTGACGTTGCCGGTGAAGTATTCACGGGTGCGACGTTCCTCGACCACGAGCTTCTGGGAAAGGTTACGATTCTGGCTGACCATTGGGTTTTCTCTTTTCTTGTAAGGTCCCTTCGCGGGTAGACTGGGAACTGCGATATTCACAGTCAAACCAGCGAAGGGAAGTATCATGTCTGAAATGGAAGAAGTCGGTTCGATGATCAAACTGGTCGAACAGGCGGTTTCCCTTGTCGATACGGTCAGGAAGTCATTGCAGAAAACCGGTTCGGACGGTCATCAAGACGAGATTGACAAGCTATTCGAGGCTGTTGATCTACTGGTTCAGGCCAATCAAAAGACAATCAAGTCGATTGATGTTCTGACGGAGAATCAGGAGTTGGCTTTCGAGCAGTATCGGATGACGGACAAAGCTCTCCGGCAGGTTTGCGTGGTCCTTCGTCGCCTTGCGCCGGACGAGAAGATTCCCCTCCTGCCTCAAGCGCCCGCTGGAATTGAATAAGCCACTCGTAGAGATTGCGCGTGTATTCGATTTCCTTTTTTATTTTGGCGTTGAGTTGCCGGAGCTGTGTCGAGGACATGTCCGGTGTAGGCGAATCACAGTTGCCGGTCTGCCTGGATTGCGTGGCCAAGGGACTACCTGTTTCCTCCGGCCAGTAACTGTCCACGAGGGCGATGAAGTCCTTGGCGAAGCTCCTGAGCTTGCGCATATCCGGTACGATCTCTACTCCTACCTTTCCGCTGTAAATCTCAGGGGCTTCATTCTTCGCCTCGTTGGTTGCTGGGCTACGATTTGATGTGTTCATGGTGTTCTCTTTCGGAGAGGAGGTGAATATGGAGTATTGGAGTAGGCCCGTGCTGGTCGGTCGTCGCGAATGGCGGTTGGTCAACGTGAGCGGAAAGCAGCTCACCGTGGAAGCCGTCAAATCGTTCGATGGGGTGTCTAAGCCGTTCCTCGTGGTGGAAGGTGGACCACATCAGACGATTCCGGACGGTGAGGCCATTCTGGTCAAGTTCAGGGCGACGAACCTGCGGAACTCGTTCACTGGTTTGATTCTGTCGGGCGTAGACGGGGCAGGACTTCCGTGGACGGTTCAATATCCGGTACGTTCCTGAACGCCCCGGTTTGAATCATGTCCAGCCAGTCCAGCAGTCGCTGGTTATCAAGGAACCGTACACAGCCGAAGGTGGCATACGCCGCGTTCCCGTGGTCCAGGTCGATAACCAGCGGCACGTCTTGGCTGGAAGCCAGTATCGACGGGTCGATGTTCAGGAGTTTCCCAATCGCGGTTGCATTGGATAGGCCGTCCCCGGTGATTTCCAATGTTTCGACGTCTCCATCTTCAATCAGCGTTTTCAGCCCGTGAATGATCAGGGGAGGGGAAGGGCCGTTGAGGTCAAGCTGCATCTTCATGCTGTTACCTCCAATACAGGAGACTCAGAAAGACGCTGCTCTTCAGAGAAATCAAGTTCGCCTTGCAAGGCTCCGACCGATTCGGTCAGCTCGACCAGTTTGCGGTTCAAACGCCTCATGGCTTTCACGGTCCTCTCAGATGGGTTCCGAACAACTCTCTGGTTTTTCCCGTATCTTGCTCGGCGTCTAATGAACTCCTCAACTGGAACGCCTTTGCCGTAAATGTGATAGGAGATGTTGCCAGGGCTGCAATCAAGCAACTTGGCCCATGCTCGAACATTCCCCTCCACCCCATCGACGGTGACTATTCGTTCCAATGATTTGGTGGCGTTATCACTGAGCGTCATCCACTGACAGTTATCGGGCTCGTAGTCCCTGCTGCTGTCGATGCGATCTAACGAGAGTCCGTCAACATAACCGTTGGCTTTAGCCCATTCCTTGAATTTCGGGAATGAATGCCATTCTCCGCAAACCTTGATGCCTTTCGCACCGTAATACTTGTAGTTCGGCATGTTCGGGTTCTCGCAACGGCGCTTCATGCTTGACCAGATCATGTAGAGGTGTGAGCGACTCTCCTTCTGAGTCATGCCGTCACCTCCAAGTCAGGCGTCTCAGCGCCGAAGAACTTCTCATGCATGTCCACTGGGATGGTGAGCAGTTCCTCGAAACTGACTCCGAGCGCTTCACAGATCATGTCCAATTCATCGACTTTGAAGGCCGGCTGGCCGGCGAGTCGGCGGGATAGTTTGCTTACATCCCATCCGAGTTTCGCTGCAAGCCATCGGAGGCTTTTCTGTGCGATGAAGAGTCGGTATCGAATACCGGCTGTTGTTAGTTTCTGTGTGCTGCTCATGTCTATTAACTTAGCATATGCCAAGTTTCTGTCAAGACTAGACACGCCGTATCGCATATGCTAAGATTTAAGTATGGCTAATCCAAATGATTTCCGCGAAATGTCTGCGTTCGCCTTGGCATTTGCGACGGAGTATAAAAAGTACATGAAGGCGCACAAGGTAAGGCAGCGTCAGATTGCTGAATACCTCGGTTTCACCGAAGCGTATGTCAGCGAAAGGGTCAACGGCAAAAGGGCCATCGACACCAACGACGTAGATGCTCTTGCCGCATTGTCGGGCACCACCGGCCGTTCGCTGATGATCGAACTGGCTCGCCTCACCAAGGAAACATTGCGCCAGCCGGTATCCGAGACAGCCTCGGTGGCGTCCCAGCTCGAAAAGGTCATAGGCAAGAAGATACAGGTGGAGAAGGCCGCTTATCGGGATGAGAACAAGCAGGCGGAGTCCGGGCGTGAAAACATGGACTGACCTCACCATTGAGGCCCGACACATGGGAGTCCTCATAGCGGATAAGGAGTTCGACGGGACGCAGTGCGGGGAATACGATCCCGATACCCGCACCGCGTACATCGACCCCACCATGAGCATGGAACAACGGGTATGCACGTTGCAGCATGAGCTTATCCACGCAAAACACTTCGATGACGGGCTTGGATTACTGAGCCGGGAGAAAGAAGAACGCCTCACCCGCAAGGAGACCGCGTTCTCTCTGATTAATCCCATCGAATACATGCGCGCGGAAGACCTGTACGGGGGAGAACCCTACGCGATGGCGCAGGAACTGGGCATCACCGTCGGCGTCCTGTTGGACTACCGGCGATGGCTGCATGACAATCTTGCCGCACGGGCCGCATGATTATGTACCTTATCCGTGTTTCTTGCAATCAGGGAACACGGTTCGTGGATACAATTAGCTCACCAACCCCAATGGAGAGAAGAGACAAAAAATGAGTGAACCAGAACAACCACCAGCACCACAACGGCCGACGCTGAAACCCGACGAGCCGAAACCTGAAATGACGCAGGAGGAACTGCAACGTCAGTTACTGGAGACGCAGAAACGGTTGGTGGAACTTCAGGAGCAGCAGAATCTTCGTCATGAAGAGGAGCAGGCAGAGAATAAGCGTAAAGAAGAGAAACATCACGACAACAATGTCAAGGCAGCAATCATTGCCATTCTGGTCATCATTGCTCTTGTCGTTGGCGTGATAGCCTACAGAGACTACAAGAAAACAGAGGATGCCAATAACCGTGCCGGGTATGGTATCTGTCGTTCCCTTGGTGGTGATTCTGACTTCTGCGCCAGTACCAATAATCTCGACTAAGTGAAGTGTGCCTGGTCCCGTTCTCCTGTATCGGAGGACGGGACCATTTTGTATACCACTACAATATGATGGTCAGGTGTGTTTCCTAGTGGAGGGCCATACCTCATGGTTCGGGTCCCACCAGAGTATATGGAACTCATTGCCTACAAGGAAACCGTACAGGCGTTCGGTTCCGCCCAATCGGAACCGGGCCAACGCATCGCCTTCGCGTTCATAGTATTTCGCCAGCCGGTCCTGTGGCGTCTGGTTGGGGCATTGGGTGAAATCAGGGTAGCAGGTGAACGCCTGATATGAGGGGCTAATGATCTCGCCCACCGTCGCCTTTTCGAAGTCACGCATCTTCAACAGCAGCAGCCGATGCTCCTCGTCGCTCATGTGCGCGAGCGACCATGGACAGTCGGCCTCAAGGTCAACGCAGTCGAAACGGAATACGATGCGACGGTTCACGGAATCCTTGGGAATCTCCGTGGCGGATTCTGGGACATGATAGCTTTTCGCCACGTGATGCGCGGGCACACGTTTTGAAGAGCTCGGGGCTTTAGCCTTGATGCTCTTGGTTTTGCTGCGGTGGCCCACTAGTCGGTAAGGCTCCCATAGTATTCGGCCATGGCCGCTTCAGTTATCTCGGTGTTGCAGATGGCTCCCTGCGGGAGATCGCCTCGCGCATCCCTCCACGGGCGTTCGCTGTGGGTAAGCTCGCTGAGCTGGTAGGCTCCCATTTTCCCGTAGGCATTCAACACCGCGTCTATGGTGCTGGTGCCGTCTTCGTCTATGTTCGACGGATCGCCGTGAATATCGCCGCGCGTGATCTTGAACATGCCCTTGTGCGCATGGTATAGGTCGGGGCACACCGGGCCGTTGGCCCATGCCTCGAATCGCTCGGGGAACAGACGCCGTTCATCCCATACGAGGGACCATGCCTGTGAATAGTAGCAGAGCTTTTCCAGCTTCATGGTGGTCATGACGCCGAGCTTGTCTAGTACGTAAGCGGCCACGTCGAATACGCTTGTCATGGTGCGCCTCCGTAACATTCTGCCCGTCTGATATACAAACGGAATAACTTACGCTTCTATTGTACGATCGGCAAGTTTCGGCGCGCCAGTTCACGCCTTCCATTCGATCTGCTTCAGACCGAGCCCGTCGCTTATCGTCTCCATGCCTCGCATCAAATCCTCTACCGGCACGGTGCGGTAATGCTCGCTCATGGCTATGCTCGAATGGCCGACGATGCGTTGGATGATGCCGGGGTCAACCTTCATGTGGAACAGGAGCGATACGACGGAGTTGCGGCATTCATGCCCGTACCGGTTCTCGTAGTCGGGGATGCCCGCCCTGCGCATGAGGTCGCGAAACGAGGCCCTGTCATCCAACGCGGCCAACGGCATACCCTCGCGCGTCCTGAATATCAGGTTGTACGGGTTCGGGATGATATTCTCCGTGGCCTCCAGATACCGGTGCACGACGGTGCCCAACTGGGGGATGATGGGCACGACCTTGCCTCTCGCGGACTTCGGCGGCGTCAGCGCATACCCCTTGCACAGGTGTATCATGTCGTACCCGTCCGGCACCTTCCACCGGTATCGGGGGCAGCTCGAAGGCCGTTTGAAACCGCACGGGTATCTTCCGTCCCTGCCAGGCGCCCCGCAACCATGCTCCTTGTCGAGGCTTTCCAGCTTCCAGTTCACGGTATACTTGCCCGCCCATATCTCGCCGCTGTCCCTTGTCTCCAACGCCTTGTCCCGCCACAGGTCGAGATCATCCAACGGGGCACCCAGTATCTCCCCCTGCCTCATGCCGGTAAGCAGACGCCACCATTGGCGCGTGCCCACAAACAGGTCGTCGGAGGACTCTTCGAGCATGTCCTGCATCTGCTCCACGGTGAACGCCTTGCGGTCCTGCGTGCCGCTGCGCTTGTCCGCCGACGTGATCACAGGCCCGTTGATGGTGCGCCGTTCCCCGGCCAGCCCCGTGTCCCTGCGTTTCGGTCTGGCTTCGCTGGTGACCGGACTGGTGGGTATCAGCCGGTCGGCAACCGCCGCCTTGAATATCTGGTTCAGGATGTTGTAGAAACCGAGCTGCCGGTCGTATGAACATGGGGTGCCGTCGAGGTTGCGCATGTTGGCTATCATGCGCTGCACCGCCGAGGCGGTTATGTCGTTGAGCCGCTGGTCGGCGTATTTGGCGAGATGCACGTTGATGAGGGACGAATAGTTGCCGATGGACTTGGGTTTCAGGTTGCGTCGTTTCAGTTCGAACCATCGTTCCGCGTACTCGCCGAGCCGGGTGGTACGGTCGATGCCCATGCCCCATTCGGTTTTCTCCTTGAGGGCTTCGGCTATTTTTCTGTCGCATTCCTTGTAGGTCTTGGCGGACACCCATCTGCCGTCCACCTTGGCCTGCCAGTTCACGTAGGTTTTCACCGTGCCGTCCTTGAGTTTTTTCCGCTGCTCGTGGCGGATGGGGTAGACCGCTCCGGTTTTTCTTATCCTTGGCATTCAACATCCTCCATTCTCCAACATTCTCCAACAAACAATCCGTGGCGAATGGTATTCCAATCGTATACCAATCGTATCAAATCGTTGAAATTCCGCCATTTCTCACGAGAGAGCCCTTGATTTCATTATACGTTACTGGATGTGGAAGGTGTGCTGAACTAGCACCTTTTGTTTCTGACTAAGACCCCTTGGAACAGCAACAATTCCAAGGGGTCTTGGCGTATTGGAAATGTTCTTGGCTAGAGAGATACAG